AAGTCGGAGTTGCGCTGCGTGGAGATCACCCGGAAGTCCTCATAGGGAATGAGGATGGTGTCGGGCTGTTCCTTCATCTTGGAGCCATTGACGATGGCAGTCACGCCATAGTTCAGCAGCTCAAGCATTTCCTGCGAGGTGGTGCCGCTATCGGTGAACCACTTGTCAGCAGTCAGCACATCAACAGTGGAGTTGTTGAAGAAACCAGCCAGGGAAGCAGAAGCCTCACCGAACATGGCCACCTCTTCCACTTTCTCCTCATAGGCACGACGCACAGCAGCAGCGCGACGCTGCTCCAGAGCGATGTTGGCCATCTGAGCAGCACGCAGTTCCTGCACGGTGTAACCGAAGCTACCGCCGAAGGAACGAATGTTGATGCTCTTCTCCACTTGGCTGATGTCAGCGCGGGGCAGATCATCAGCAGCATCGGCCAGCAGGCGGAAATCGCCAGTGCTGTCCATGATGCGGTAGGTGAAGGTTTGCGCTGCATTACCCGCTTCAGCGGTCACAGGCAGAATGGTCGGGTACTTGATGTCGGCGTAGACAGTTTCAAATACCTGGGGGCGGATGTACTCAAGCTGGCGCTCAAGAAACAGGCCCGCCTCATCCATGCGGAAATCAGACATTGGTAGGGCCTCCTATCAGCCGGTAGTGGTGTCAGCGGTGAGGGTGAACGACGGACCGTTCAGCTCAAGGATTGCCAGGCCAGAAGCCGCCGAGGTGAGGTAGCGGGCATTGGACAGCACGGCAGTCTTGCCAGAGATGGCAGTGGCGTGGAACTGACCGGCATACTTGACGCCAGTAGCAGTATGCACAACGCGCACAGTCGAGGCGGGAGTCACGGAACCGTGAACGTAAACGGCAACAGCGCCTTCGTTCATGACGTTAAGAGCCTGATTGGCCTTCACGCCAGGACGGCTATTGGCATCTTCGGCAGTTTCGTCAACGTAGGTGAGAACATTGACGCCCACCACGGGAGCAGTGGTGCCGGAGATCGTCTGGGCGGAGTTGTCAACAGTGCCACCACTTGCATAGGTGAGCACGTTGCCGAAAGCCAGCACAGCGCCGGTTTCGTTGACATAGGTGCCAATGGTGTTGTCACGAATGTCAGAAAGCTGGCCTTCCAGCAGAGCAGCATGTTGCAGTTCGTAGGACTGCTGCACACCACCCGCCGAACCAGCAGTAGAAGAGAAAGTAACGGCCATGATCAGCGGTCCTTCTTGGTAACGGAGAGGGGGGTTTTCCAGCCGTTCTGCAGACGCTCCAGGTAGGAAGAGGGAGCAGCCACAGGGGAGGCGAGAGACGCCACGGCTTTGCGGAGGCTGTCAGTGGAAGCCGAGTCCTTGCGGGCGGTTTCCGACAGGGTGTCAAACATGGCTTCAACGTAATCGTCGGAACGCTCCGACAGATCGCTGTCACCACGCACCGCCTTGATGGCGGCTTCCATGACTTCACGGGCGCTCTTGCCAGAGAAGTCAAACTCGCTGTCCAGGGTGGTGCGAGCCTTGTCGATGAGAGCAATGCGCTCGTCCACAAGCGAATCAATGTTCACTTGCTTGGCGGCCTCAAGATCAGCCTTGGCGGCTTCAAGCTCTTGGGCAAGGGCGTCGGCGCGGCCTTCGGCAGCATCCATCTTGCCCTTCATCTCTTTCTCCATCGCATCCATTTCCTCCTTCATCTTGGAGGCTTCGGCCATCATGCCGTCGTACTTCTTCTTCATGTCCTCGTAGGACATCTTGGCGTCCTCTCGTTCTTTGGTGATCGCAAGCGCAACGCTTTCGCTCACCTCAAACTCAGCGCCATCAAAGTTGACTTTCGCAGTCATAGATGGTTCCTCTATGTTGAGTAGGTGTGGACTAGCTGCATCAAGACGATCAAGATGCAACTTCACTTGCGGGCCAGCACGGCCACGCCTAACAACGGCCACATGATTGCCGCTAATCGAGCGTTGAACGCCGTCATAGTGCTCGCCGTTTTCTGTGACGCCAGGCGTAGAGTCGTATTCGACCCTATAACCCGCGCTGACTTCCTTCACATCCTTGCGCATGATCTTCTCAATGGCATCTTTGTCGGTGATGGTCATGACAGCCCGGACGAAACCGTTGTCATAAACCACCTCCGTACCAGTGAAACCAATCTGGTGTTCCTTGGTATTGGAGCTGTCGAGAAGAACGCTGGGATGTTCCAGTGTTACAGCCTTGCCCGCAAATGAAGCAAGACTTTCAGCCGAGCCAACTTCTTCCGCTGGACGGTATTCCTTGCGAATGGAACCATCTGCATCAGTGTAAAGTTGAACACCAGTGCGCGCAATGGTCGCCCAAGCACGAAGATAGCCCTCAGGCGTCACTTCGTACTTGTCAATAGGAGATACGTCGTAACGAAAAGAAGTTTCGCTCATGCCATAAGGCTAACGGACGGGCTATACTGGCTCACAATCCTATTCAATCCTGCATACCGTGGCTGGGCACCTGTCGCCTCTGGATGTGTCAAAAATGAACTACATGCAGGCGAAGGCGCTCATTGCAGCACGCCTTAAAGAAGCTCGTCTGAACAGTGGCATGAACCAAGAAGATGTAGCCTTCCACTTGAGCATCAGTCAAAGCTCCTATTCCAGAATGGAAAAAGGACTCATCTCTCCCGACTGTGCTCAGATTCGCGTGTTGAGCGGGCTCTATGGCATCTCAATCCTCTGGCTCTTGGGGATGCCAAACTTCCTGGTCTATGCCAATCAATCCTCGTCGTCGTCGTCCTGATTCCTGATGGATTGCACCTGGCGCTCCACGTCTTCCATCACATAGGCTCTGGCGATAGCCTCCACCTCAAAGACCAGCATCCTGATCGGCACATAGTATTCGTGCGGTTTGTCGTAGCGATTCTCGACAAACATGTGGGTTTCGTCGTGCCGGCCATTCTTAAAGTGCTGCTCCTCAACAAGTCTCCAATGGGGAGTGTCCCTGTGCTCATGCGCCGAAAGAATCGACAGGGCTTTCATGATGCCAATGCCGTCCTCACTGTCCTCTTCGATAATGTGAACGTACTCGCTCATTGCCCTTTGCGGCGACTTTCAACCATCTTAATGATGCGATTGGCCCAGGCTCTACCCGCATCGCCACCCCAGAGCATCCAAGCAATTCGACCAGCATCATCCTCGCCGCCGCTCTTGTTCTTCTCATGGCGAGAGAAGAATGCTGCCATGCGCTTGATTGTCTCGTAGCTCACGGCTTCACCACCTGCAAGGTCCGAAGCCCGTGCCACACCACTGCCGATGCCCTGCTTACCAGCCTCTTGCGTGGTCAGGCCACCCTTGCCGTGCTTCTTGCGCAGCTCCAGCCCTCGACGGGCCGCAGAACGCACTGACGATGGAGGGGAAAAAGATTCTGCGTCGTCTCTGTCCTCGTCTTCGTCTTCACCCTCGTCTTCGTCTTCGTCCTCATCGTCCCCGCCAAGCTCCTTCATGAAAGCCAGGTAGTATTCATCGCTCATGTCCTTCTTGGGCTTTCGGGATAAGCCAGCCTCTGAAAGGGCAATGGCAAGGGCTTGTTTAGGACTGGTCACAGCTTCTCCGCTGCTGCTCTTGAGCTTGCCGCCCTTGAACTCGCGCATCACGCGACGAATCTTGGACTGTTGTTTCTTGTTGGCCATTGGCTACACCCAGTCGTAAAGCGCCACTTCAAAGCGGGCGCAATCTTCCACAATCGTAGCCTTAATTGCCTTTACTTCATCGTGCCGTGGCTTTCCTTGCCAGAAACGATCATGCCACTCCACATAAATGGCTTTCACCCATTGCCCCACGTTGCTTATTTCAAGGAGTCGTGGCAGCACTTCAAACTCGGCTCCCTCAATGTCACACTTAACGTAGATAGTGGCATCGCTGTCCGCGTCAATAATCTCCTGCACGATTCGCTTCACATCCACTGCTTGCACTTGATGCTTCTCGCAATGATGCAGCTCAATCTCAGTTAATGGTTCCATCACGCAAGTGGAGCCTGCTTTGTAGCCAGGCAGCCACTTAAATGTCACCACAGCATCTTCTGTGCCAACAGCAGCATGAATAGCCTGAAGCGAAATAAAACGCTCTGCGATGGACGGAACGACTGCTTTGTTTGCTTCGACTGCATGAGCGGAAGGTTCAAACGTGAGAACATGCCAATCGTAGGGCGGCTTGTCGCCAAAGAACAGTTCCCGCTCAAAAGTGAGCAGGCCGCTTTCGCAGCCTGAATACTTCCCACCATTGTCCAAGTAGTGAGTGCCGAAGTCCAGAAAGTATTTCACTGATAGATCAAGCGGTCGTGCCAGAGTTGATTGTAGTTGTTAGTGCCCTTGGCTCCCAATGCCGACAAGTCCCCGCCGCCCGCCGGCTTGCCCCATGCAAGAATCGTCCCATCAGGCAGGACAAATGCAGTGTTCTGGTTTTGATGAGTGGGGGTCAGTTGCACGAAGTCACCATAAACAAACGATGATTGTTCTCCATGTCGAGCCAGTGCTTGCCCCAGTACGGGAGTGGCAGTAGGGGACAATGGAGTGATGCCGTAGTATTTGTTCCGGCAGTTCTCCACAATCTGATGGATGGCGTGACGAAGCGCAGGATTGCCTGGCTTGGAGAATAGAACAGCGGTCATGCACGCCCAGCAAGTGCCAGTAAACTTCTGGATTTCACGGAAGGCGAGAAAGTCAATGCGATCAGCAAGCTCAACAGGAGAATGAAGCCTGATTGCAATGTCAAAGTACCAGCCTCCAACAATGTAAAGGATGCAGAACCTGCCCAGGTCTGCTCTGTTGGAATAGGAGCGAAGACTATCATAAGCATCAACAACATCCTGCTCAAAGTGCTCAACGATGAACGCTCTAAGTGTTTCGTTGTCATACCGCACATAGTCGGCACCAGGAAAACCTGCTCGCACTGTATTGGTAAACAGTTGCAGTGCTTCCGGCAGCTCCTTGCCACCGTTGTCATTCAAGAAGATTTGGGAAACTTGCATGATCAGGCCACCTTCACGGGGGCGCCGAAGCCCTTGAACTCAGGCACCTTCACCTCAGGAGCCAGCAGCTCATTGATGTAACCAAGCATCTTGTTGGTGACGTGCTTCCAAGTGAACTGCTCTTCGTGAATACGGTTGTGACACCACACGCCATCTTCCTCCATCAGCTCACGGTTGTAGTAGTAACTGTCGAGCAGCTCGGCCAGGTGATCTGCCGATACTTGCCCACGCTCCAGCCCATAGTTCCTGTCGGTTTCCCAGCTTTCTACTGCAATGCGCGGCACCTCGTCAAAGATTTCCTTCAGGCTGGTGTGATCTGGCACCAACTGCGGGCGACCAGTTGCAGCGTGCTCAGTGTTCACCAAGCCCCAACCCTCCCCCAAGCAGGTATTCACGCCAACATCCACTGCGTTGTACACCTTATTGAGCTGCTCAATGGGAAGACAGTTGTGGGTGGAGAAGTTAGGACTGGTCAAGATGAGCTTCCCAGTGGAGTCATAACCCTCGTCTCGGGCAACACGCTTGAACAGCGGCACCACTTCCCACCCCATGTCTTTCTTGCCCATGTTCAGCCACAGTCGAGCATCAGGCTTGTCTTTCGCAAACTTGATAAAGCCCTTAATGGTCAAGTCGATGCGTTTGCGTGGTTGGTTTCTGTTGCCATTGAATACAATGAATACATCCTCGGGAACACCCACGTCCTTCCTGCACTGCTCCTTGTTCAGCGGGAAGAACTTGCTGAAGTCAGTGCCATGTCCGACAATGCCAATGGGACGGGTGTAGCCCATCTTCTCGATTTCCAGCTTGGCAAACTCGGTGTAGGTGATGAGCTTGTCCCACTTTTCCAGAGCAGGTAACAGTTCAGGAAACAGCCCGTAAGAGTCAATGGGGGTGTAAACACAAGCCTTGAAGCCCAGCTTTTCCTTGAGCGGCTCAATGCGGTCGATCAGGCTGATGGCCACCCAAATGTCATTGACAATGAACACCACGTCTGGCTTGATGGCCTGCACCAGTTCGGCAATGCGATGGGAGCCGAACGGGTCAGAGCCGTGCGCCATTGCAGGGAACATCTGGCAATGCTGCTGCATGGGCGAGGGGTCGCCGTGCCAATTCGTGCATAACGCGAAAACTTCGTGCTCTTTAGCGAGAGCAGGAATAAGGTATTCTGCAACGCGGCCGAAGCCCGTCTGCACGCCCGCATCGCCGCAATAAAGGATTTTCGCCACTGAAAGAAAGAAGCTCGCTAGATACTAGGGCCTCTTTACACGGGAGCATTAGGCGCTTGCTGTCTGAGAAACTCCACTCGGCACTTGCACCGTGCATTACATGCACAACGCTGCCCTGGCATCGGCAGCGTGCCAATGGGCACCACTCCTCGACTGGCGTAGCCAATACAGTCGGTGCAATGCTGCGCCATTGGATCGAGGATGCGGCGCATCAGTCCATAGCCTTCCGCCTGCTTACGAAGCTCCGCACCCTGCCAGTAGCTCCCGCGTACACTTTGAGCGTAAAGGCTGATACGAGCAACAGCCATGGCAGCAGAAGAGCGACCAGCCAGAACGTCACCAGCAAAGCCCTGTAGGTAAGCGTATTCTGCACGAAGCCTCTGACCAATGCGCCCATACTCGACGCTTCCCATGCTGTCCTTGCCACCATGCCCGATGATGGCTGCCTGGATGTGAGCTGCCTTGATTGCTTCACGGACGCTGCCCTGCCATTGATCTAATGTGATGCTCCCCTCTGCCATCATGCGCGTAACGCGCCGCAGAGTGGTGTCGAGCCTGTTAATGCGGCTGTCCACCAAGGCTTCAACGGCCTTCTGACTTAAAAACCTCCCCTTCTCATTGCGGTAGCGGCCAGTGCGCTGATCGTAAGACCAGGCTGCATCGAGCCTTGTGGCTAACACTGCTTGAGATAGTCCGCTCAGGTCATTCAGCATCGTCCGCCTCTAGCAGTTCTTTGAACTGGGCTGGTGCTTCTTCTTTCCATTGCTTCAAAGCCTCGGCAATGTCTTCCTCTGAGATAAGCGCAGCTTCGTCAATGCCTCCAATGATGAGCCCTCCAGTCTTGATGGGTTCAATGGCATCCACTTTGCTGCTAACCATCTTTGCAGCTCCCTTGCGCTCAGGGTCTGGATCGGCCTTGCGCTTGCGAGCGACAATCGTTCGCCGCTCTTCCTTCTCCATCGCCTCTGCCTTTGCTTTTGGCAGGCACTTGGGCTTTCCTTCCTTTTCGCCTCTATCGCCACACTCTCCCAGAATCTCGCCATTGGCGCCAATCCTCACCCACTCCTCCTTGAACCACTTGTCCAAGTCGTCATAGTTCACATCGCCATCGTCTCCCTTGAAGCCGCTCTGTCCACCGTGCTTTCGTGCATACAGCTCCTTGTACTTCTTCACCATGAACGCACTGGCGTAGGCACTGGGCCACACCTTGAACTTGCTTTTGGCAGCAGCAATCGCTTGCTGGTGAAGCTCCTTGTCCTTGAACTGCACATCACCTCGCTTGTGCTCCAAGTCGCCCTCCAAGAACAGGCCCGCCTTAGAGTCGGCCACCTCACGGGTGCCGTCAATGGGCAGGGTGCCATTCTCTTCATTCAATGGGTCGCGGCCACCAGGGGGCACCGATCCTCCTGCCTTGGGAGCAAGCATTGCATCGTTTGCCTTGAGCGATGGATCGAGGGCGGTTTCCATTGACCACTCAGACCCTCCATAGCGAGCATCCCTTACTTCTTGCGCATGAAGAACGCCCAGTTGCAGCATCCTGCCGTCTACGGCTGCCACACGGGCTCTCACGTCTGCCTTCTCTCGTTCATTCAGTTCAAACAAGTCGTTGAAGGCCACGCGCCACGACTGAGGCAGTTCGCCATTGGTCGGTCCGGTCTTGCTCAGCATGATCATTTCCATCAGCTTCTGCAAGGGTCGCTTGTAGTGCGCTGCTTGGTAATCACCAAGGAACTTGGCGAAGTCTCGCTCTTCACTGCGCCCCGTAGCGCCAAGACCACTCGGGCTCTCACCAAACAAAATGGTATGGGGAATCTGCGAGGCGCCAATAATGTCAATGCGGAGCTTTTCCAGTACGTCACCAATGCCAGTCAAGTTGCGTGTAACATAATCAAGCTCTTCACGCTCGGCATCAATGGCATAGCCGCGATAGATGCTCTTGCTCATGTCATTCAGCACCAAACGCTGCCTCACATCGGCTTCCTTGCCAGCAGCAAGCATCGTGCTCAAGCCTCGCAGCTTATGCACAAACACGTCAAACTCAACCAGCACTGTTGCAGCAGAGTTGAGGCCAGTCCAGTAATGACGAAAGCTGTCGTAGATGGTCTGAAGGCTGCTCATTCCCCAGCCGTAGTTCCTCTGCCTAATGCGATAAGGCAGCCACTCACCATCAAACCTGAGGATCCTATCCTTGTGGATCTTTTGTAGTTGCGGCTGCTGAATCAGGTCGCCTGAAATAATCTGATAGTAAGTTGCCTTAGAGTAGTCGTAGAGGCTTTCCTCGCTGATAATTGGTGCGATCTGCCAGCGGTCAAGCACTTCCATGCCTTCAATGGCGCGAATGTTGCGCTTATTGACCGGCTGATCAGCGGCTCGACCATCGTCAATGTAAAGGAGGATAACCGAACCGCCATAGAGTCTTGCGTTCTTACTGGCGAGCATGAAGTGCTCAAGAATGTAGAGATCCTCGATGGTTTGCTCAATACCAGCCACCTCCTCTGCTCTTGCTCCGTCCCCACCAAACAGCACTTTGTAGCCCTTGCGTGTGGACTGCTCGGCTACCACGTCAATGATGCGCCTGGGAATCCACTCCCCATAGAGGTTTTCCAGCTCTTCTTGCGTGAGGAAGACGATGGGCTGAGTGGTAGTGTGGCGGCTTTTGTCTCGACCAGTACCCATGCCGGTGAGAGCATTGGCAAGTCCATCCATGCGAAGACCATTCGCGGTGGCGTGACCTAGATCAACTACTTCTTCTGCCATTGCCCCTTGTGGCTAGTTCTCTCATTCTAATGGTGGTTATCATGGCGACGATGCCCATGTCTTTATGGCCCCTTCACCGATTCTCTTCACATTCACTGACGAAGAAAGGCGATTGGCGATGGAGGAGGGCCATCGAAGACAGGTTGTGAATGAAGCGAAGGGGTTAAGAGGAAGGAACAGGGGGCCGCGATTTGGGGACAAGGCTTTGCAGGTGCATCTCTTGGGCGCCGCTGGGGAGATGGCAGTGGCGTCTTACCTGGGGCTCAAGCACGAACTTTACAAAGAAACAGAAGCCAAGCGAGGTTCCGACGATCTCCCTGGCATTGATGTTAAGACGCGATCAAAGAAGCATTATGATTTGATAGTGCAGAAGAATGAATGTCCAAGCAAGAGGTTTGTGCTTGTGACCATTGAAAATCAAGAAACCTTGCTTCATGGATGGTGCTATGGAGAGGAAGCAATGATGGACGAATACTGGGCTGATCCTGCGCGTGGGAGGCCGGCGTACTTCGTACCACAAAAGGCACTGCGATCAATGGAAAGCCTAAGGTGACACTTCTTCCATCGGACTTTGCAAAGCACGCTCTTGGCGTGGAACTCTGGCCTAAGCAGCAAGAGATTCTCAACAAGCTGTTTAGCAATAACATCAACCATGCCATCTGGGCTCTAGGGCGTAGGAGTGGTAAAACATTCATGTCGGCCATTGCTGCCTGCTACATGTGCTTTGTCCTCGATGAGCACTTCACTCGCAGGGTGCGAAAGGGGGAGAAGTGGTACATCATCGCCGTGGCTAATGATCTTGGCCAGTCAAAGATTGCTCTTGATAACATTCGCCAGTTAATCATCAATAGTCCGTTTGAAGAGGAGATTTCAAGGGAGACAAGCCTAGAAATTGAGATTAAGAACAACTGCGTTTTTCAGGCAATCCCGGCATCGGCCCGTGCATCCCGTGGTAAAGCAGTAGTTGCCATTCTTCAGGATGAGCTGGCTTTCAGTATTGAAGGCGATGCTAATAGGGGTGCGGAGGCCATGTACACGGCTCTTTCCCCTTCCATCGCTCAGTTTGGAAAGTATGGAAAGATCATTGAACTATCATCTCCCTACCTGACTTCCGGCTTGTTTTTTGATCACTTCAAGCAAGCGCAAAGTGGCGACTTTCCTGGGATGCAAGCCCTACAAGTGCCGACTTGGGAGATCAATCCTCACCTCCCATGGGGGTGTGACTTCCTGGAGAACGCTAGAAAGAAAGATGAAGAAGCGTTTTGGGTGGAGTTTGGCGCCCAGTTCCGCGCCAACAACTCTGTCCTGCTTGCGCCAGAGATTGTTGACGTAGCAGTG